CTGCAAATGACGCTTCTTACTGGATGATGAATGATGAAGACATTAAAACACAGGGTAGACAAGGTATTCACGCAGGTAATGTTAGAGTTAAATTATCTGACCAACCTAATGGAGTTCCTAAAATTATCGCACAAGGTGTGGTATTCCCAGTACTTTTACATGAATTGGCTAAAGGTGTTATTGAATTAATGTCTTTATGGTCCCTACCTGTTGATGCTGAAGAAAGAAAATATGTCCTAGATAAAACTGATAATTTAGATAATGAAACTAATGATATTAGATTAGGTACTATCTTTTGGGAAAAATTTGTAAGACAAATACCAACTGATAATCAAGAAGTTATTTCTTTGACATGGAATATGATGCAAGAACTTTCAGATGATGAGTTTAATAGTATTATTGAGGGATTATCAAATGATAGAACAGATTCACAAATGAAAGTTCAAAGAATAGCTGAAGAAGCGGCTGAAGAGTTAAGACGTGAAGCTTCTGATGATACTTTTGGTATGTACGGTGATAATGATGATAATGATAAAGATGGTGGTGATGTAGAAACTCCTGATGAGGATGAAGAAGAAACTAACCCCACTGTTTTAGGGGGTGAAAAAGAGGGTCCTGAAGAACCTAAAGACCTTAATGATATGACTGACGATGAACTAAGAGGTTTAATGAAGTCAGCTATTGAAGATGAGGACTATGAATTTGCTTCAGAAATTAGAGATATCTTAAAAAATAGATAAAGAGAACGGATTAGGACCGTTATAGTCTACGGACTATTAAAACCCACCAAGTTCGCTACTATGGTGGGTTTTTTCATGCCTGATGATATTTATTGGCATGAGTTTAAGTAAAGGACAAATGATGTATGAAATAGGTAAGTGTTTAACAGACCCTATTTATGCTATAGAAAATTACCTTGAGACAGAGGATAGAACACAAAAGGGATTTGTTGCCTTTAAATTATTTCCTAGACAAAAGGAGTTAATTGAGGCATATAAAAATCATCATCACAATATAGTGATGAAACCAAGACAGGCAGGTATATCAACTACAACCGCGGCTTATTTAGCAATTGTAACCGCTTTAGCGTCAAGTAAAAGTACCCAAAAAATTCTTATTGCGGCAAATAAACAAGAAACAGCGAAAGAATTCTTAAAAAAGATTAAAGATTTTACAATGCAGTTACCTGGTTGGATGGATGTTCACAGACCAGCGGGTTCTGATAGTTGGTTTAACCCCGAAAAGAACTCTAGTTCACATTACAAATTATGGAATGGTTCTGAAGTAAAAGCTGTTGCTTCTTCAAAAGATGCACTTAGAGGTTATACGCCATCATTCATTGTTGTCGATGAAGCCGCCTTTATCGAAGGTCATAGGGGTGAGGAATTTTATACTGCCGCACAACCATCACTTTCAACTGGTGGTAGGTCAATTCTTATTTCAACACCAAACGGACATGACCCTTTATACCATAAAGCTTATGTAACGGCTGAAAGAGGTAAAAATAATTTTAACATAATTTCGATGAAGTGGTATGAAGACCCTCGTTATAATGGTAAAAATGATGGTTCTGGGATGTCTTGGGTTCTTAGGGATGAAAAGAATAACGATATTATAGAAAATATTGAAGACCCAAAAAGTGGGTATGGTCCTGATGCTGTTGTCCCTCAAGAAAAATGGCCTGAAATGGCTGAAAAGGGGTATGTACCAAGGTCAAAATGGTTTGACGATATGTGTGCACAACTTAATCACAACGCAAGGTCAATAGCACAAGAGTTATTATGTTCTTTTGTTGGTTCAGGTGATAGTGTAATTGATGATAAATACAAATCTAGACAAGAAAGAGATAATGTTAGAGAACCAATAAGAAAAGAGTGGGTTGATGGTAACATGTGGATATGGGAAGACCCTATACCTGAACATGAATATATTTTATCTGCTGACCCTTCTTCAGGTTCTTCTGATGACTTTGCAGGTATTTGTGTATGGGATTATACAACAGGTAATCAAGTAGCTGAATACCACGGTAAAGTAGCACCCGATGTTTTAGGTGAGATAGCTAACTATTATGGTGGTTCATATGACGCATTTGTGGTTGTGGATATTACAGGTGGATGGGGTGCTTCTGTTGTATTAAAATTAATTGAATTAGGTTACCCTAAAAAAAGACTGTATTACGATGTTACCGTTGGTATTGATTCTGTTGAAAATAACAGAGCCTTACAAAAACACATGGATAGGGGTAAACTACCTGGGTTAAACTTTCAAAAAAATAGAAATACCATAATCTCTAAATTAGAAGAGGCTATTAGATTGGATTCGTTTAAGATTCGTTCTAAAAGAATGTTAGCTGAAATAGAGACGTTTGTCTATATTAATGGTAGACCAGACCACATGAGGGGTTATCACGATGACTTATTAATGTGTATTGGTATGTGTTGTTTTGTGGCTATGACCTCTTTTAAAGATTTGGAAAAATCTAAAGGTCAGGCAAAGGCAATGATTAACAGTTGGTCTGTTGAGACTGGTACTATAGAAGAGAATCCAATTTTAAATGAAGTTATTGGTACAGGTTTTTATACAGATAGTAGAAATAAAGATAATAATAGAATAACTACTGAACAAACTAAGGAATACTCTTGGTTATTTAGTGGGATGAAAGGATTTAAAAAATAATATTATGGGAATATCGTCAAACAAACCTTTTAATAGACAATGTAATGTAAGAAAAGGTGCAGGTCCAGTTTATAATAAGTTTTGTCCTCCAACAGATAGAGCTAATAACAACAACACTAAAGTTAATGTTAAAGTTGTAAAAGAACCCTGTTTTGGGGAATACGATAACTTAGTTCAATATGTGTACGAAATAGACCTTACAGGTCATTTAGGTTATGTAGATTGTGACTATGTAGAGTAAGTTTAATACTAATAACATTCACATTAATAAAGTGTCGGTTAACTTTATTAATAATATTTATAATATAAAAAACATTTTTTTAAATGGCAGAAGAAAATAAAAATTTAACGGTATACCAAAAACTCTTTTACCTTTTTGGTCAAGGTAATGGTGGTATAAAAGCCAATACCATATATAACAAATACGCTTTAGGTGATAGAGATTTAATTGTTACAAAGTCCAGAGAGGAGTTTGAGAAAGAAAAATTACAAAGACAACAACAAAAATACTTAGAAGGCCAATGGGCTAAAGTAGATAGTGAATTATATCAAAAAGCAATTTACTATGAAACTTCTAGAGTTGCTTCTTATATGGATTACGAGGCAATGGAGTTTACCCCTGAAATTGCTGTCGCTTTAGATATTATGTCAGAAGAATCTTGTACATTAAACGAACAAGGTAAAATTTTAAGTGTTTATTCTGATTCATCTAGAATTAAAAAAGTTTTAGAAGATTTATTCTTTAATGTAATGGACATCCACTCAAATTTACCGATGTGGACTAGAAATACATGTAAATACGGTGATAACTTTCTTTATTTAAAAATAGATTACAGGGATGGTATTGTTGGCTCTTCTCAATTAACAAATATTGATATTGAAAGAAAAGAAACAGGTGTATTCCCCTTCCAAGCTCAAAAAGAAGAAACAAAAGAAGAAACGCAGAAAAAACAAGTTAAATTCTTTTGGAGAGATAAAACTATGGAGTTTAACGCTTGGGAAATAGCTCATTTTAGACTTTTAGGTGATGATAGAAAATTACCTTATGGTACTTCAGTATTAGAGAAAGTAAGAAGAATATGGAAACAACTTCTTTTAGCAGAAGACGCTATGTTAGTTTATCGTGTAACTAGAGCACCTGAAAGAAGAGTATTTAAAGTTTATGTAGGTAACATTGATGATAATGATGTTGAAGCTTACGTACAAAAAGTTGCTAATAAATTTAAAAGAACACAAAAAGCTGATAGTCAAACAGGTCAGGTAGATTTAAGATATAATACTTTGGCAGTTGACCAAGATTACTTTGTACCTGTAAGAGATGCTAACGCTTCTAGTCCAATTGAAACGTTGGCGGGTGCGTCTAACCTAGACCAAATTGCAGATATTCAATTTATCCAAAGAAAAATGGTTACAGCATTAAGAGTACCAAAAACTTTCCTAGGTTTTGATGATGTCGTTGGTGAGGGTGGTAATTTAGCTATGTTAGATATTAGATTTGCTAGGACCATAAATAGAATTCAACAGGCTATGGTTCAAGAGTTAAATAAAATAGCTATTATCCATTTATATATTTTAGGTTTCCACGATGAGTTAAATAATTTTAAACTAGTCCTTAACAATCCATCTACTCAAGGTGAAGTTCTTAAAGTTGAACAATGGAAAGAAAAAGTTTTGTTGTATAAAGACCTTGTTAGTGCTGTTGATGGTGGAATTGCTCCAACATCACACACATGGGCTAAAAAAAATATCTTTAATTGGTCTAATGATGAAATCTTAGAAGATTTAGAACAACAAAGACTTGAAAGAGCGGCAGCTAAGGAACTTGAAAATACTGCTGAAATTATCAAAAACACAGGATTCTTTAAGAACGTTGATAAACTTTATGGTGAAATTCCTGTTAAATCAGATGAAACGGCTGGGACTGAAACTGGTGGTGAAGAAACTGGAGGCTTTGGAGGCGGTGAAGAAGCTGGAGGCTTTGGAGGTTTAGGAGGTGGTGAAGAAGCTGGAGGCTTTGGAGGTTTCGGAGGCGGTGAAGAAGCTGGAGGCGGTGAAGAAGCTGGAGGCGGTGAAGAAGTTGGTGGTTTTGGTGAAAGCTTTAGAGGTGATGAGAACGTAATTAATAAATTATTACTTGAAGGTAGAAAGAAAAATGAAGATATTTTAATGATGACTAAGGGTATAGATTTGTTACTTAATGAAGGTGATGATGAAATACTTGGTAGCTAAAGCATATTTATTTTAAAAATAAAATTATGAACTTTGGTACATTAAAAGATATATTCGTTGAGAAGTTAATAGAATCTTACATTTCTGAAGATAAATCAGGAAAAGACTTATATAAAAACTTCTTAAAAATACTTAAAGAAAACGAAACTCTTAGAACAACCTTTATTGTTTACAAGAATATCGAGGGTAAAACAATAAAAAGTGAAACAGCAGCTAATGAATATTTAAAAGAATCTATTTCTTTATTAGAAAATTTTAGAGGTGAAAAATCCATATCTACAGAATCAGAAAAATTAATTTCTTTATTAGAAAAATATAATATTGATTTGAGTGGGGTTAAAACAAAAGGGTTACACAAATCTTTACAAAATTTACTAACAACCAAGAAAAGTGTTTCTACAATAGACAAACTACATGAATCTAGAACTAATGTTATTTCTTGGTTAATGTCTGATAAAGAAACTATTTCAGAATCAGAAGATAAATCTTATGTTAGAAAAAATATTGACCCTAGGAAATTTCTAGAAGTAGCTGTAAGTAAATTTAATGAAAAATATAATGATTCCTTAACTGAGGAAGAAAAAAAGATTTTAAAGGTTTTGCGTGAAAATAACGAAGAAAAAACAAAAACTTTAGTGTCTGATTTGGTGAAGGAAACAATCCAACTAGTTAATCAACATTTAGATGATTACGGGGACAATGTAACAGTAAAATCAAAACTACTAGAAACTAAAGATGTTATTTACAAGATGAGTGAAAATAACGACAGTTTTAACGAAAAAGTTTTAAGGCTGTATGAATTGAAAAAGAATCTTAAAAATGATTAGTCGATTTTTTAATTACATTGTTAACAATTTTGGTTTTAACTGTACACACGATTTTAATAATTCAATAGTACATTCTAATTTACTAACAATAACACTACCTATAGCAGGAATATCTAGTATCATAGAAACTTCAATGGGATTACAAGGTTTAACTGTTTTAGCCTTTGTTGTACTTGTAATATTAGAATTAATTACTGGTATAGCAGCATCAAGAGCAAGAGGAGAAAAAATACAATCACACAAATTTAGTAGGTTTGGTTTAAAAGTTTTTGTATGGATGTCCTTATTGTTTATAACCAATAGTATTGGTTTAGAGTACAGTGGTCAGGATGATGTATTATCTACACTGGCTAAAGGGTTTTTTGTTTGGTTACATGGTACCTTATTTATTTACGTTACACTAGAATATTTAATTTCTGTTTTAGAAAATTTGGGTTCTCTGACTGGTGAAAAAAATAAAAAAACATTAATCACAAAAATAATTGAAAAATTAAATAGTGTCTTGGGTATAGAGAGATACCAAAAAAATAATGAAGAAAATAAATAAAATTTAATATTATTATTAAAAAATATGATAAAGCCTCCCTAAATTAGGGGGGCTTTTTTTTATGTTAAAAAATTAGTATAATTAAGAAAAAAATTATATATGAATAAAATTTTATTAGAATACATTTGGTTGGATGGCAATCAACCACAACAACTACGGAGTAAAACAAAAGTAGTTTCTAAAGCTGATACATTAAAAGCGTCAGAGTACCCATCGTGGTCTTTTGACGGTAGCTCAACAAATCAAGCAGAAACAGGTAAAGGTAAAAATACAGATTGTATCCTTAAACCTGTATATGTAACAAAAGACCCATTTAGAGGGTTCCCCCATAGGTTAGTATTATGTGAGGTTATGAATCCTGATGGTACACCACATAAAACTAACACTAGAAATAAATTGGATGGGTTTGTTTTGGATAATGGAGATATTGAAAAAGAAGTTTGGTTTGGTTGGGAACAGGAATATACGTTAACCCATAAACCATCGATGCCTTTTGGTGAGGGTATTGGGTTACCTTTAGGGTTTACTAGTGATACCTCAAAACCACCTAGACCACAGGGGGACTATTATTGTGGTATCGGTTCAGATACAGTTGTTGGTCGTAAAATTGTTGAGGAACACATGGAAAAATGTTTAGAAATAGGTTTAGAGGTTTCTGGTATTAATGCCGAAGTTCTTTTAGGTCAATGGGAGTATCAAATCGGACCTGTGGCACCATTAAATGGTTCAGACCAATTGTGGGTTTCTAGATATATTTTAGACCGTGTGGCAGAAGAAAACAATGTAAACGTATCTTTACATCCAAAGCCATTAAAAGGTGATTGGAACGGTTCAGGATGTCATGTTAATTTTTCAACAAAAGAAATGCGTGAAGAAGGTGGTCTGAAGATAATTGAGGATACCATGGAAAAACTCAAAAATAATCATGAAGAACACATTAAAGTTTATGGTTTACATAACAATGAAAGATTAAGTGGTGAACACGAAACATCTAGTATTCACGATTTTAGTTATGGATATAGTACAAGAGACACAAGTATTAGAATTCCAGCTCAAACAATAATTGACGGGTGTGGTTATTTTGAAGATAGAAGACCGGCGTCAAATTGTGACCCTTATATGGTTTCTTTAAGAATGTTAGATACCGTGTATAACACAGTGGCAGAAACAATTCAATAATGAAAAGAGGCAAAGAAATGAGAGTAGAAACCCCATACCAATATAACGTAATATCGGGTACAGTAGATAACAAAGAACCTAAATCTATTTATATCCAAATATCCGCGTGGGGAAAACCTAAAGAGTATGGTTTAGAAAATTACGATAATATCATTAAGAAAAAATCAAAAAGAGTAAAAAGTAAGTTGTTTGAAATTTTAAACGATACCGAATTCCACAAAACAAAATCAATAGTAGATTTTAATATGGCTTCATCAGGTATTAATTTTGATAAAAGAAGTTTTATGTCGGTTGAAATAACTTTATTTAAAAAAGAACCATTTTTACCTATAAATTCAGATGAGATGAAACCAATGATTGAGTCCATATCTCAAAAAATAATATCAGATGTCTTTGAAAAAGATGAAACTTTTGAATTTTATAAAACAAAAAAATAAAAAGGAGGGGGTACTACCCCTCTTTTTTTGCTCCAAAGATTAATATAGCATATTTATAAGAAAAAGTATAAATATGAAAATATTAAAACCAGGTGAAGAAGGTACGGGTTTTTTAGTTGAATATGATTCGGGATATATTAAACCTGAATTAACTTGCAAAGATGGCGTTTGTTCAAACGTTAATTTAATTAGAGAATTTAAGTCTGGAATGAATTTCACTATGGACGGGCCTTTACCTGAAAAAATTGAAATATATGCCGTACTACAAAAGTGGGGTGTAGAAAATAAAAACGGTAGGGTCTACCCTAAAGATATCTTAGAAAGAGAAGCTAAAAGATACCAAGAGTTTATCAAAATGGGTACTTCTTTGGGTGAATTAAATCACCCAGAATCATCTATTATTGATGGTGAAAGGGTATCACATATGGTAACTGAATTATGGTGGGAAGGCAAAACTCTAATGGGTACATTAGAATTAGATACAACACCAGGATATCATAAAATGGGAATTATTTCATCAGTTGGTGATAAAGTTCTTAATATGATTAGAAAAGGTTGGACCGTAGGTATCTCATCTAGAGGTGTAGGTTCACTTAAAAATGAAGGTGGTAAGAATGTAGTTCAAGATGACTTTGAGTTAATCTGTTGGGATATTGTAACTTCACCATCAACTCCAGGTTCTTGGATTTCTTCTGATAAGAATGACCTTAAACCTTATACGGAATCTACTAATAAAAAAATGGATTTATTAAATAGTAGTTCAAATATAATAGCAGATAACCTATATTTATCTGAAAATGAATCTAAATTATTAAACAATTTAAATAAATTTTTACTATAAAAAATAAAAGCGCGCAGCAGCTAGCTTAAGCTAAAAGCAAAGCAGCAAAAATAAATAAAATAAAATTAATATGAAAAAAGTAATTAAATTAAACGAAGCTGATTTGGAAAAATTAGTTCAAAAAATTATTAGAGAAGAAGGTGAACAAGGAGGTCAGGAAATGTCACAAGGTTCAGAAGCAAAAACTGGAAAAGTGTTAGACTCAACAGTTTTTAATCAGTTGCTTACAACATTAAAATCTAAATCAGCTGACGAACAAGTTAATATTATAATGACATTATTAAAACAAATGGATTTAAAAGGTGGTTTTGGTGTGAAATTTAAACAAGCTTTAAAAACTTTAAGTTAATGAATATTCGTAAAATTATAAAAGAAGAATTACTTAAGGAGGTTGGTGGGTATGATGATAAAAATATCATGTCTATTCATGCCGGAGTTTCTATGACTACTTTAGCTAACGTATATAATGACTTAACACTCGTTATCGAAGGTTTAGCTAATGCTGTGGTGGATGGACATTCAAAGAATGATTTTATAAGTTATTTAAGTGAAACTTCTGAAGTTATTGGTTCTCTTATCAAAGAGGTTGAAACCGTTATAAACGAATTTACTGAAGACGATTTAATTAGAGATGCTAGAAGCATGATTAAAAAACTAAACACTTTCAAGAGAAGAGTAGATGTTCTTTCTAATTTTTCAGACGCTATGGGTAATGATGAAGTTTTCACCGAAAAAATAAAACAATTATTAATTGATTTATTACCTTCTTTACATAAGTTTGGTGAACAATTACAAATTACTGGTCATGAGTTTAAACATAGATTGGCTGGTCATGGTAGAAGTTCTTTTGGTTCAGGATTTAGTGATAATTAATACTTCACTATTTAATTTATTATCCTTATCATTAATACGTAAATAAATTATTAATTTAAAAAGTATTAAAAATGGGAGACCAAGTAACAAATTTTTTCCTTATCAAGGTTGAATTCGAAGATGTAAACGAAGAAACAGGAAAAATAAAAAAAATTAAAACACAGTATCTTGTTGATGCAATGACTTGTACTGAAGCTGAAGCAAGAACTCACAAGTACCTAGATGGTACGGTATTAGACTACGAGATTGTATCGGCTGTTAAATCATCAATTGAGGATGTAATTCGGGTAGAAGTTACAGCTTAATTAAAAAAAGACTCAGAAATGGGTCTTTTTTTTGTACCTAGTATTTAATCTTGGTATTCTTTAGGTAATCCCATTCTATCAGCTAATTTTTTAAATAAACCCGAATGTTCATCACTTTGTGGTAAATCTTCCCCAACGGACGCATGTATTAATTCATGTACTATAATCCATTTTAGATATTCCTTATCTTTTAAAGCCTTTTCTTTAATACCCATCTCTGCGTTTTCACCATTTTTAGGATGATTAAAACCAGCTATTTTTCCTTTTTTAATAGAGTTATCTATATTAATCTCTATGTTAGGTAGGGTTAATTCTTTGCCTGTTATCTCCCGATAAACATTTTTTAATTTTTTTTCTATAGAAGATTTTAAGAATTTGATTTCTTCTAAATCCCCATTTTTTTCTGTTAAATGAGGTTTTTCAATTCTTTCACTTAGAATTTGATTTACAATGTCGGACATAAGATACTTCATACAATAATAAATATCAATTGTTTTTAAATAATCTTTTTAAAAAAATCAATCTTTTCCACATTTAATACATATTTATTTGAGAAACTAGCGTTTTAAAGCGCTATTTTTTCATAATAACAGTTTAAAAAAACAAAAAAAATGGCTGAAACAAGAAAGTCTATCATCGATGAAGCTTTTATGGAAGCGGAGCACATAGACAATGCTTTCAAAGCCAACGCGAAAGAAATACTAGCTCATACAATGAGTCTAGAAATTGAGGAAATGGTAAAAGAATCTCTAGGAGATTGGAGTGGCTTAACAGAAGACGAAGATGAAGAGAATGTGGATTTAGAGTTAGACAATGACTCTGATGTAGCCGGCTTAGGTGCTGGTAACGATGAAGAATTCGACTTTGACAGTTTAGATTTAGATGACGAGGACGATGATGACGACCTTGATGGTTTAGATTTAGATGACGAGGACGATGATGATGTAGATGTTGTAGACCTTACGGGTGAGGAAGATATCGAGAAAGTAGTTAATGTGTTCAAAAAAATGAGCCCAGAAGATGAAATCGAGGTTGTTCAAGACGGAGGTAACATTGAAATCAAAGATAACGCAACTGGTGCTGAGTACAGAATAGAACTTGGTGGTTCTGACGACACTGAAATGTTTGATGATGAAGACATGTTTGATGATGAAGAAGATATGTTTGATGATGAAGAAAACGAAGATGATGAAGCCTTTAATAGAATGGGTGAAGAAGTTATCTACGAAATTCATTTATCTGAAGATGAAGAAGGTGATGATGATGAATACATGTCTGATAAATACATGTCTGATAAATCTAAGGATGAAGATGGTGAAATGGAAGAAGGTAGAATGCCTCGTACATTATCTAAAGCTGGAAAAGTTGGGAATCGTAAATCATCTGACATGAACTCAAACCGTGAAAAATTAGGTATGAGAGAATCAACAACACCAAGAGTTACACAGTTAATGACTGAAAACAAAGTTCTAAAAAACAAAGTTAGTTCTATCAATTCTGAAAATAAGAGTTTAACAGAAGACTACAACAAAATGGTCGACGCTCTTAAAGAGTTCAGAAATAAATTAAATGAGGTAGCTATCTTTAATAGCAACCTTACATACACAGTAAGATTGTTTACTGAACACTCAACTACTAAAGACGAGAAGGTAGATATCATCAAAAGATTTGATGAGGCAAAAACTCTTAAAGAATCTAAAAATATCTACAAAAATTTAGTTAAAGAAATTTCTAAAACTAAAGCTCCAATCAAAGAATCTATTGAAAATAAATTCAATGATACTAAAAGTAGTGGTTCATCAACACAAATTACTGAATCAAAAGTTTATGTAGACCCCCAACTAGAAAATATGAAAAGATTGTGGGAATACGAATATAAACACTAAAATAATAATAAAATAAAAAACAAAAAAAAAATGGGATATTTATTAAAATCTGGAGAGGTTGGTAATATCGGATTAAAGCACCAAAAAGCTATCCGTGAGGCAACTGTAAACAAATGGAATGACCTTGGGTTCTTAGAAGGACTTCAAGGACATGTACGTGAGAATATGGCTTTGTTGTATGAAAACCAAGCATCTGTTCTTATCAATGAGACTGACACATCGGGTGGTGCATCTACTGGTTCTTTTGAAACTGTAGTTTTCCCTATCGTAAGACGTGTATTCTCTAAATTATTAGCTAACGACATCGTGTCTGTACAAGCGTTGAACTTACCTATCGGTAAATTGTTCTACTTTGTACCTAAGATTTCTGATAGAATTGAAGCTGGTGGTTTTGCTTCTAACACTTCTGGTGGTACTGCTTCACATGGTGAGCCATTTGTTACAACTTGTGTTGACGCAGGATGTGATACAACAACTTATAGTGATTGTGCTAAAAATCTTTATGATAGATTTTACAATGATGGTTTATATGACCAATCAAAAGGTAAAATTAACATTGTAGCTTTAGCTGGTACACCAGTTATTTGGACAGCATGTTCAACAGGAAATGAATTTACTAGTGGTGTATCAGCATTTGCTGGTGACGGTTCTGTTAGAACTCAAATCCTTAGTGTTAGTAATTTTACAGACGCTGGAGCTGGTAGACTTTTAGGTCCTGATGGAAATGAAATGGATACTGAAGAATTTTTGGCTTCTTTAATGGTTACTACAACAGGAGCACTTAAAGATAAAGATGGTAAAGTTATTTACGCTTCAGGTGATGAGGTTCCTGTAAGAGTTGTTACTCAAAGATACGGTAAAGGTATTGTTGGTTACAACGATATTTGTACTGCTGACGGAAAACTTTATTTAGAAGTAGATTTAACTCACCCTGTGTGTGTTGAATGTGGAGATGGTACATTTGATGGTTATATTGGAGCTCAATCTGGTACAACAACTATCGTACCTGGAAATGCTGTAGCTAACTTAGGTGGTGTATCTTTTGTAGTTACTTATAGAAGATATGACGATTTAGAAATGGAATCAGCAATGGGTGAAGTTTCTTTCGAATTAGATTCTGTAACGGTATCTGTAACTGAAAGAAAACTAAGAGCTACATGGACTCCTGAATTAGCACAAGACGTTAGTGCATTCCACAACATCGACGCTGAAGCTGAATTGACAGCATTACTTTCTGAGCAAGTTGCAGCAGAAATTGACCGTGAAATCTTACGTGACTTACGTACAGGTGCAGCATGGCAATTACGTTGGGATTACAACGGATGGAAGAGACTACCTAACAACAACGGTTACACTCAAAAAGATTGGAACCAAACGTTAGTAACAGCTATCAACCAAATCTCAGCACAAATTCACAAAGCTACATTGAGAGGTGGAGCTAACTTCGTAGTTGTATCTTCTGAAGTATCTGCTGTTTTTGATGACTTAGAATACTTCCACGTATCTAACGCTTCTCCTGAGCAAGACCAATATAACATGGGTATCGAAAGAGTAGGTTCACTTTCAGGAAGATATACTATCTACCGTGACCCTTACGCACCATCATACTCTGTATTGATTGGACACAAAGGAAAATCATTGTTAGACACAGGTTACATCTACGCTCCGTATGTACCTCTACAATTAACACCTACAATGTACAATCCGTTTAACTTTGTACCTGTTAAAGGTATCATGACTCGTTACGCGAAAAAAATGGTAAATAACCGCTTCTACGGCCACATCCGTGTAGATGGTTTACGTACATTTGATGTAAGAGAATTAAGATAATAAAATCTTAAAACCATAACACTAAGAGGGACTTCGGTCCCTCTTTTTTTTTTTCATACTATTTACAATAACATATTTTATGGACATATTTATATTATATGGGAAAAAGAAAAATTGAAATACCTGAAGATGTCTTATCAGAAATGATAAGATTATATAATGAAGAGTATATTGGTACACCTTCACTATCTGATAAATTTGGTTACCACAAATCTATCATTTTAAGAAGTTTTAAAGATAAAGGTGTGCTGTTAGGGCCATCTGGCCGTAAATGGACTGGTGGTAAAGAAGTTGCTGATAAAAAATGGAGAGGAAAAAATAAAGAAAAATTATCTGAATATTACAAAGAATGGACTCAACAAAATAAAGAACATCGTAAAGAGTATCATAAAGAGTGGAGAGAGAAGAATAAAGAATATTATCAAAAATATCGTAGAGATTACGAAAAAACTAAAAAAGATTCTGACCCATCATATAGATTGGCATGTTATACAAGAACAGCTGTTTACACTTGTTTAAAAGAAAGAGATGTAACAAAATATAAAAGTACTTTTGATTTATTACCTTATTCTTTGGAGGAATTAATCACCCATTTGGAATCCCAATTTAAAGAAGATATGACATGGGATAACTATGGTGAGTGGCATGTTGACCATATTAAACCTATGACTTCATTTAATATCCAATCACCTGAAGATAAATCTTTTCAAGAGTGTTGGTCGTTAAATAATTTACAACCTCTATGGGGTGTGGAAAATCTTTCCAAAGGTTCAAGATATTTATTAATATGAATCTACGTAAGATTATAAAAGAAGAGATTGGTGATTTTGATTGGATTCCCAAAAAAAATATTATAACCAATGAGTTTGATTTTGATGGGAAGTTAAATACTGACGAGGCTAATCAAAATTTTAAGAATGAAGTTAATGGGTATTATGCTATTTCAACACCAAAGGGTAAGGAATCTCCTGAAACAATAATAGCTTATGGACCTGTATTCTATATAAAACAAGTTTTAAGATATATTGATAGTTTAAACGACCCTTATTGGGGTGGCATGGATTTATATCTTGGGGTTGTTAAATACTCTAGGAAAGATAAAGATAACGTATTATCTTTAATAAAATATTATTAATATGAATCTTAAAAAAATCATAAAAGAAGAGGTTGACGAATTTGATTGGGCTCGTGAAATAGAACCAAAATGGGAACCCCAAGTCGGTGATAAATTTATTTGTAAACCTGGTTTTAATAGGAATAGTATGTCAGATTATTATGGGGGTGCCGCATATGTGGAAGGAAAAGTCTATACTATATATAGAATTACACCCGACATTCATAATGATGATAATGTCATATTATGGGGTAAAGAAGATGAAGATAACAACGGTGTTTATAAAAGAGCCACTGAACCGTATTTTGAATCTCTAAGTGAATCTAAAGAAGATGATTTTGAATGGGCTAGAGGTGAGGTTATTTTTACAATTAATGATATTATTGGTAAAAAATGTACTTATAGAGAAAATAATTTAGTAGACCTAGAACAAGAGTATGAAATCTCCCAACTTAAAAGAGGTGACGTTGATTTGGGTCCCATTAGATATAATGATAAGTATTCTTATTGGGTGGTGACTAGATTAGAAGGTGATGATGCTTTTATTAATTTAGCTGATGGTACTGAATTAGATTATAAAATAGAAGAAATAGAACAATACGTTAATTTAGGTGTATGGGTTTTATTTGATGATAATGGTAATATTTTAAACGATTTTTATAAATAATAAAAAAAAGGGAACTTCTCAGTCCCCCTTATTTTGTGATAGATAGGTATTATTCTTTAATACCTTTTTTGGTTGCCGCCTCTTTGTTTGTAGGGCCGTTCTCCAATTTGTCATTGATAATGGTCATAATCTCACTCCCAACCAAACTATAAACTTTCATGGCGTTGCTAACGTTCATTTGTGTGTCAACAACATCCCACAATGTGATACCGTCTTGTTTGTTACGGTCATTGTGAAATGCTACTTTTGAGAAAATGTTATTACGAGCTTCACTATCTTTGACATTTTTATCAATCAAATACACTAGAACACCGTTCTCAGTATATTGTTTGAAGTATCTACCGTAGTTTTGGTCTTCACTTGCCACACACCACTTAGTTGCTTTACCGTAAAGGTTTGAACTACGTGTTGAAAGTGGGAATATAACCAACCAACGGTCATCTTCATAAAGAACTTCGGTTTCTTTTTTCTTAACCTCAGAACGAGTTATTTTTTCTTTAGCCGTTTTTACAGCTTCGATAATATCTTGATTTGATTCGTAAGAATAAATATCCTTATTTTCCAATAAATTACGTTGTGAAAGGTCCTCAAAATCTTTGATTACCTCAAACATTTCTTTAAATGTTTCATTACGTAATTCATTATTAATCCATTCTACCCATTCAGCGGTACATTTAATCATGAATGGTAGGTACTTGTTGGACTTACTTGGGTCCATTGAAGACAAAACCTCGATAACGTCTACTACGTAACTTGGGTTTTGTACTTTTAAATCTTTAACTCTTGCCATATAAATTGTTTTTTTTTCTTAAACGTTAACACTACAAATATAAGTATCTTTTTTTAATCAATCAAAGGGTAAACCTAAAATTTTTCTTTTTTTTGGGATATTTATATAAAAACATTAAAATGAGAAAAATAATCAAACTTAACGAACAAGATTTAGAGAGGTTAGTTAAAAAAGTTATTGCTGAAGAAGAGAATTCTTCACAAGGTAAAACTCCTGAAAAGAAGACAACAATGACAAAACACCCAGCTTATAGCGTTATTGATAAATTAGGTAGAGATTTGGAATCTTTAAAAACAGAATTTAAAGATGGTATCGCTGATGCTGTTTCTGGTTCTGACGGTTATCATAGTGAAATAGATACATTTTCTAGTGACTTTACAAAATTCATTGGTAAACTTGAGGATTTAAAGAAAAAAATTAATGATTACCAAGTTATTGATAATGCCAGACATAAAGAAATGAAAGAAAAACAAAAACAACAGGATAAGTACCAACAACATATGAGGGTTAGAGAAGCCGGAAAAAAAGGTAACAATTATTCTTACTAATGAAAAGACGAGATAAACTAAAAGTAATTCAGGAAGCTAATCAAAGATTGGAAGAAAAGTTTTTAAATGAAAAAGCTATAGGTTTTCAAACTGCTGGTGATAATAGAGATAAGGACACAAATTCAGAAAGAGGTAAATTAGGATTTAAACCATCTAAAGACCTTGAAGATAAAATCATTAGTTTAATGATTAAATTAAAAGCTATGGCTGAAAAAGGTGAATCTGGTGAAAAAGATACCGCTATGAAAAAACTTAATGACTTAGCTAAAAAATACGGGATAAGTACAAAAAACCTTGGTGAAAAAAGTTCTAAACTTGGATTTAAATTCTCTTGGGAGGATGGTGATTACGACATTGGAGATATTACAAAAGAAGTTAATAAATTAAATTAATAAAAAAAAGGTCTGATTTCTCAGACCTTTTTTATTTAACACCAATCTTTTTCAGAAACAATTTCAAATTGTATGATATCGTGGTAAGTTCTAATTTCACTACCTGACTCTAATTTAAACTCTAAATAATAATCATTAGGTATAAACCAAGAAGTATCAATTAAAAAGAAGTTACTATCTTCAGTTCTATTTAATTCACCCCAAGGAAGATATTCTATTTGTGTTTCACCTTCTTTAATGTATATTCTATAATACATTTTATCAACAGGTTTATAATCAGATGTATAAGGTATTGTAGCCTGAACCTCAACTCTTCTAGTATCACCACGTTTTATTTTTTCTTTACGTTGTATTCCATTAAAAGAAAAATGATAGTCATATATTGATATGTTTTTACCATTACCAACGCCTCTACCACTTCTATCATTAGAACCAATATTATAATAAGAATTTTTTTCTTGAATAATGAAGTCTAACTCAATATCACCTACGTTATTACCGTTTATAGTTACATTTTCCCAAACATCTCTAAACTGAACATTACCACAGTAACCATTAACAGGGTCACTAGATACGTTTAATTCAACATAATAAACACCTGTAGTTGTTTGTTTTATATCTATAGCCGGTATTATCTGATATACGTTATCATTTTGGTCGTATATACTAACAGAATCTATGGTAGCGTTAACTCTTTCACCACCAGCATTAACAAATAGATAAAGTCTGTTTGTTTTATCTAAATAAAATTCACATCTATCATCTTTTATTAAATCATTATATACACTCTCCATAAAAGGTTCATAAACTGTTTGGGTTTCTCTAGAGAAAAATCCTACATAACAAAAAGATTCTTGTGGAGCTGATTCTAAACCTGGTGAAAAAGCTACACCCATTGTACAAGCAGTAACACTATTTAAAATTAAACCATTAACATAGTTAGTAACGTCTACACAAAAGTTTTCATTTCCCTTATCAAAGTGTTGTTCACCTTTAACTAAGTTGGTTGTTGTTCCTGTGTATCCTGTTGATGAACCTGGCCACCACATAGTAGGGTCTATATAAACACCTTGTTGGTACCAAGATGTAAACCCTACACGTTCAACCCAGTTTGCTGGTGATTCACAATATACTTGGTCACCCGTATCACAAGTTAGGTAAGTTGTTGGTACATAATCATATCCATTACCCTCATCCCAAAATTCAGGTACTTCAAAAAGTATTAAATCAAAACTTGTAGCTCTAGATACTTCACCACAAGAACTTGAAACTGTTTTACAATACAATTCCCTGTCAAAACAAGATGTATTTGTTAAATTAATTTTATGTGTTAGATTAGATAAATTATACTCACCACTCGCAACTTTAGATATTAATTCAGTCAAATCCAAATTAAAAATATATCTAGTATAAATTAAGTCATTTACATTATTAGACCCCCCATGAAATAACTCTACTATTGGGTTTCTGCCTGTATTGACACAAGAATTTCTTATAATTACAGTATCTTTATCAAAGTAAGTTCTGTATATACTCATTAGTTTTTATTTACTAATAAATATCTAAAAAAAGGATATAATCTTAGAAAACTTTTATTTTGTTAATAGGTGGTATTTCAACATCACTATTATTAATACCATTAGCAACAAGATAAGATAATAATGCTGTCACAACTTGTTGATAAGCTAATAATTGATTTCCTCCCCTACCTTCTAGTTTAGTTATTATTTCACCAGACGCATTATTAATAATATCAAATTCAACTAAACATTCATTATCATCACAATTCCTGACTGCATTTATACTAATTAAAGGTGAATTAATTTCGTCAACCCTTTGTATTTCAGAATTAACCCTAACTTCAGCTTCATTAGGTAATATGGTTGCTTGTTTATTTACAGTAGATTTTGGTTTATTATTTTCAAAATCGCCACCAGCAAAAATATTTCTACTATTTAATCTAGGTAATTCTTCAGTCATCCATCTTTGTAATTCAATATAAGCAGGTTCTTCTGAATATTGTGGTAATTTATGGTAAGAATGGGTGTGTGATTTAGCCCAATTAAATAACCTTTCAATAAAATCTTTTAATATATCCCCATAAACGACTGGGTGTAATTTATCTTCTAAAGAAAATTCTTCTTCCTCATTAAAATAAGGATTAACAATTGATGAGTTATTGTCTCTACCAATTAAATAAATTTTATTACTAACCATATTAATATCAGTCCTAGTCTCTGAAAATTTTTCTTGTTGTAATATTTTTTTAAAAACAGTATCAGTAGTGGCATTTATATCTATATTAGTACTGTATTTACCCGGATTTATTGTTTTTAATTGTATATAGGCAGGGTTCACTTCATTTCTAACCGTAGGTTGGTCTGGTAGGAACTTTGCTGCTCTAATCAAAACTTCTGAAGGTTTAAAAATTATATCAGAGTTGTCACGTCCTTGTATTGCAATCTCATCCACATTAGGGTAAACACCTTGAGCGGTAACAATTTTTTTTATTGATTTCTCATAAGTTAATGGGAAATCAGGTCTACCTCTTTTAGCATCTGGAAAATCTAACGACTCCTTTAACTTATCACCTAATTGTGGGATTAAAGGACCTACATATTCTCTAACAGCTTGGTCATTTTTACTATCGTATAAAATTATTTTAGCCGTTTCACCTACTTTTGGGATTATGTTTATATGTAAAGGTAAAAAAGGAAAACAGACTAAAGGGTCAAATTTTGACCATGGTACAGGTGGGGTGTCTTCAGGTTTATCATCAAAACCTTTTATCTTCACCCTAATTCTACCCGCAGCTACAGGGTCGTTAACATCAATAACAATACCTAAGTGTATTATTTTCTGTTGATTTCTTGATTTTATCGAACCGTCACCACGTGCCCCTTCTCCTAGGGATTCATTTCTTTCAGACATCTACACCTCTATTTTTTAATTCCTCATTAATTGAGTTATAAACCTTTTCTATATTTTTCATATGGTCATATTTTTTTATAGTTTCTTCCTTAACTCTATAAAAATCCTGACCCAATTTAAATCTAAGTTCCAATAGTTGTGCATTACTTTTTTTATCCAACCCCTTCATAATTAAAACATTTGTCCATGACCACATGAAGTGTTTATTGTAGTACCAAAAACTTGTATAGGACCTCCCGCATTACCACCAGTAGCCTGTAATTGTGTACCAGCTTTTGTACACACATCAATTCTAGCGTCTTCAGTTAAAGCTTTAACAATTTCTTCCATTCTTATTTTTTCCATTACCTCATCAGGTGATACTTGACCCCCAGGTAATGGACCAACAGGTAAACCTGCTTCAGATTTTCTTTGGATGATTCTTGCCGCAATTTTATCGGGACTCATACCAGGTTTTAAACTACCCGTGTACGCTAATATATTTGAATCAATTAAATTTGTTGTTGGTATATTCGGTACTTTAAATAAATTTTTTATTGCATTTAAAACAGAACGTGAACTTTTAAAATTTATTTGACCAATTTTTTCTGATTCCCTACATTTATTTTTATTACTCATACAATTTAAACGTTATTAGCACCACTTATTTGTGGTTCAGGTACACCACTTATTAACCCTGAGTCTTCTGAAGCAGCTAATTTAGCTTTAGCGTAACTTTTGATTATTTTTATTTTCTTTTCTGCTATTTTCTTAATCATTTTTTTAACCATTTTAGCAATAAGTTTTAATATTTCAGGTTTTAACCATACCTGAAAAGTTATTTTTACTAAAACAGCTAAAGATTCTCTAGTTACGTATTCAACAAATACTCTATTATTTATAACAAAATCAAAACTAGTATTTTGTGTAGTATTTACCGCTGTTGTTATATACCCCGAAAGGTTATAAATCCCCACAACGGTTGGTTTCATAACAGAATTTTTTACAAGAATTTTTGGTAATTCTAATAAGATGTCCCAATTAAATTTTTTCTTAATTGCTTCACTATTTCTTGGTGAATTCTTTGCAGCAATATCTTCTATTGAATTTAATAATTGTATTGTTTTTCTTTCTTGTAGTTGTGCGTTGTTGTTGTTATTTTTTATATCGTCTAAAAGACCCACTAATAAAGGTGTGTTGTCATTTAAATCAAATTCAAAAATACCACAACCTAAATCTATGTTCGTTACACCCAATTTTCTTTCTCTTGCTCTTCTTTCTATTTCTTCTAAATCTTCATTATTAAAACTAAAAAAAGAATTATCATAAACTATTTCATCATAACATGGGTCTGTATCTAAAATTTTGTCTATAATTTTATTAGTTTTTTCTTCATTAATTAATTGTTCTACAGTTGTGTCTGTTTGTGAAGAAATAAGACCAAAAAAGAAATCTAATAATGTTGCTATAAATTTTTCTTTACTAAATAATTCTACACTTGTAAAAAAATCTAATAAAAAATCACCAAAATTTTTATCATCATAATTTTGATTTACTTTAAAATCTATTTGATTGTTTTGTGTACCACCAGAAAAATATGTTAAATCTATTAATGGACCATTAGGTCCTTGCCAAACATTAAGGGTGTTTGGTGTTCTTACTGTATCGTATATAAACTTATCGAAATCTTTTGACGAATCACCTAATAAAAATGATGCCATACCTCCAGCGTTGGGGTCCATTTTAAATAGATTATTATAATCTATATCAGCTAAATTCATTAACATATTAGCTCCTGATGGCATCAAAAAATCAGAACCACAATTAAATGTAGATTTAATGCCCAAAATCAAAGCTTCTTTTAATATTCTAATAAATTCAGGTAAAAATCTAATTAATATTTTTTTTACAATTGATTTCCATTTTGGTTCTTCTTCGGGTTCTTCTTCCTCTTTTTTTTCTTTTTCTTTTTTTTGTAAAAGTTTTCCACTACCTGGTAGTTTAAAATCAAAACCACGTTCTACGTTTTTTTCTTTTTCCTTTTCCTCTTTTTCGGCTTCTCTTTTTTCTTTTTTATCATTAGAAACAATAGTCAACAACTCTAATAAAAAAGGTAATATGTTTTTTGAATTGCTATTAGCAGAGTCAAAAGAAGAGGTACTTTGTAAATCGGGTATATCATTAAGTGTCTTAATAATACCAATCTCTTCAAATACACTTTTTTTATCATTTTTGTAACTCATATTATTCTTTTTCTTTTGTAAACATATCTCTTAATAACTCCATGTCTTCGGGAGTTAATGAACCATCTGATTTAGATTCAGTTCCCTCACCTTTAAAAATTAAAGTACCCATTAATTTAACTATTGAAAGTTTTTTATCTATGGTACTATCAACTAATTTTAATAAGTCAGTGTTTGCTTTGTTTAGGTTAACTAAATCATGCATATCTTCAACTTCAACTTTTTTTTTGTTTTCGTTGATTTGTCTTATAGCGGTACTACGTTGTTCAACAAGTTCGTTATATGCTTCTTGTGCCACACCCAAAAAACTATCTGTACTTAACTTAATTTCTTTTTTCTTTGGCCTACTCATAATCTTTTTTTTATAAATATCCTTTTTATATAATTTTAAAAAGAATCATCTCTTAAAACATTGTAAATGACCCTATATCTTTTCATTCCATTTCTAATGTCTTTAGTGTTAAGAGATGTCATTTCTCTCATATAATATAAAATAAGGTTTTTATTGAATTTATTTTTACCAGGAACATTATCATCATCAAAAAGATTTTCCCATTCATCTAAAATAGAAGTTAGGGCCTTACCGACTTTAATTTCATTTTCGTTTAAAACTTTATTTTCCATTTCTTTTTTAATACTAGTAGAAATGCTTCCGATTAAATCACCCAAATTTGGTTTTGGGTCATCGATATAATAAGCCATGTTTTCGTCCTCCTCAATCATAGGAGCAACGTCATCGTAACTTAAATTTTGTTTAAGTCTTTTATCCCCCTTTATCATTTGACCTAAGAGGTAGTGTTTACACACAGTTCCATAATAAGAGTAAGATTTTTTATTTCTTGACGGCTTAAATTTATGAAACTTAATGTGTAAAAAACTAAGTGTATCAGCATGAAGGTCATCAAACTCCATTGTTTTAGAATAGAGTTTGTACCTTCTAATAATGCTTTCAACCATTTTATCTAACGGGGCCTTGAGCTGTTTACTG